GCAACAAAAATCTGCCGCAACCCGTTAAGAAACGGCGCCATAGCCGTAGCACCCAAATAACCCAGGGCGCCCTTAACATTCTTCATAGCGCCCTCAAACGTCTTCCCAGACGCCTGCGCAGCACCACCCATGCCAAGCTTCATCGCAGCCGCAAACGTGGCAAAATCAATCTGCCCCTTCGACACCATCTGCGACACCTCAGCCGAGGTTTTACCCGTCTGCCTGGCAAGCAAAGACAGTACAGGAACACCCGCCATAGTAAGCTGCAACATGTCATCGCCCTGCAACTTACCGCGGGCCATCACAGACGTAAAAATAGCGCCCGTATCCTGAAACGACTTACCCGAAATATAAGACACATCGGCGACAGTCTTCAACACATCCGTCATCTGCCCGCCAGACTTCACACCCGAAGCAGACAACGCCGCCGCAGTAGAAGCCGCATCACCCAACGCATACGACGTACCAGTCACAGCCTCAATAGCCGAATTCATAATCGAAGACGTGTCAGACGACGTGTGACCCAAACCAGTCAGTTTAGCCTGAGCCTCATCAATAGCCATAGCGCGAGCAATACCGCCACCAATAGTCACATCATAAATCGACTTGAGGCCCTTTTTAGCAACACTAATAGCGCCCATCATCGCCGCACCACCAAGCGCCAACTTCATGCCCTTAGCAAAAAGACTACCCGAACGCTGACCCTCAGCAGGCATCACCCCGGAAAGCTGTTTACCAACATCCGCCTTCAAACCAGGCATCTTCGTATACAACGACACATATGCGGAAGCAATCTCACCAGACATACACTATTCACCCCATAATATTAATCTCGCGAGACACCCCGCCACCGGCACGAACACGCGCCAAAATATCGTCCACCTGCCCAGACGTAAACCGGGCCCTACGCTCATCCGTAGGCCTCGCCACAGGCTCCGGCTGCCCCTCACTATTAGCAGACCTGTAATGATCCAGCATGTCCAACACCGCCCACTCGCACCACTCAAACGGGCGCTGCCAACCATTCAGGTGGGCCGCCAACTGGCTAGAAGTATCGGTACACAACACGCCAGCCAGCCGGACAGCCTCACCGTAACACATCACCGGGCCACCAACATCATAAACCGAGCAACCGAACCGGGTCCTCCAATCATATTCGATGGCCCCACGATAATCATCAATCAGGCCGTGGAGCCAAACTATTCCCCCAAGGAGGCTGCTTTCTGGTCAGGCTTATATTCCATCCACTCGCGGAAAATCTCGGCCACACGAACCATAGGAAGCCCCTCCAGGGCCTCCACAGCATCCACTGGGGCGGCAGCCTCCAACATAGAAAACATCACCTCAACCTGGGCGAAATCCGCAGACTCACCCGACTGGGCAATCTTAGCTGCACGGCGAAACACGCGGGCAGGAACAGCCTGAGCCGTCTCCTCCGCATCCGCCAACACCCAGCTACGGTCACCAATCTTCAACGTGTAACCTGTGTCACTCATCTATCAACAATCCCTCAAACTATGTGTATCAGTTATTAGACGGCGGATTCGGATCCGGCTGAGGATTCGGAGAAGGCGGAACCGGAGGAGTATCAGCTTTTAAAGCCGTCATCCACCCCCGACCAGACACCGCATTACCAGTCTTATTAATCTGAGCAGGGTAAGCCTTCAACGTCACACCATACCCGTACACTTCACCATTCTTGCCCTTGATCTCGTCACGATCGATCAACTCAACCTCAGGGAAATAATAGCGAATAACCTGATCGCCATCAATAATATCCATCAACAGGGCGTGCACGCCAGTGGTGGCACCAGGAGAAATATCGAACGAACCCGAATCGGCTCCGGCAGTAACCTTCGACTGCCAAAACAGCTCGATAACCTCCTTCTTAGACTCGATCAGCTGGAAAGAAATCTCGATAGAAGACTCGGTAGCAACCGTGCGAACAACATCCGCATTCTGCCAAGCCTTCAAATCATCCGTTTTACGCTCAGGCTTAATCTTAAACCCGTCATCCGACAGATACCCTAAAGCTGTAAGCCCGGAAGGAACCGCCTCCACACCCTTAATAGTATCACCCGCGTGCGCGTCACCAATATAAACGTCGCCAGTAACCGCTGAACGAACATTAGACGCTTTACGTGTTGCAGCCATCACAACCCCCATTAAATATCAAACAATTACATTAAAACAAAAACAAATACGTTTACTCAGATTCGACAGGCCTACATATCAGCTCGAACAGCGAATACACATCAAAACGTGCACCATCAACCAGCAAATCAGGACCCGTAGAACGCCTACAAAACACCACCGGATCACCATCAACCCCGTCAGCCAGAACAGCCTCAACACGACGCGCCAAAGACATAGCCCGATCAGGCGTATCCGAAAACACATTCACGCGCAAAAAAACCTGCTCACGCACATGCAACTGCGGGCCACCATCCAACGCCAACCAAATCAGGTCACCCGTAAAATCATCGGGCACCGTCCCCACACAGGGTATATCAGACAGCCAGCCATCATCCTGGAGCACGCGTTTAGCCCACTTCCTGGGGTCATCGTAGACGATCACGACGCAGCCCCAATCGAACGAGCCAGCGTGCCATGCTTCGCCTCAATACGCTTCCCACCCTTATACGTGGTGCCTATACGAGCGACAGCCTCAACACGGTGAACCTGTACCTCCGACGACAAACCATTACGGTATTGGGCCTTATCGAAAGCGTTACCGCCCACATTCGCCGAGGCCGCACGCTTGACACGCTCGCCACGCTCAGCCAACATAGCTTGCACCCCAGAAGACTTCAACACCTCACGAATACCCGGCAAGTTCAGCTTCACATTCACATCCTGAACCACAATCTATCAGCCCTTCTTGCGCTTCACCTTGATCTGCGTGCCCGCATCCCAGCCAGACATCGGATGATGCCACACCATAGGAGACCCGTCAGCCTCCCACACAACACCCCGGATACGCCACCTGCAACGATAATCAGCACCCACAACAGGCTGCTTGAAAAGCATCGACCAATGCTCATAGTCAGAGTCACGCCCCGCGGCCTCATCCTCCTGCGACAACGAAGCATAGATGGCCACGTTATGGTACACGGTTTCTACAGGATGCCCCCAATCCTCAACCTTGTCTCCAAGATCATCGACACGAACAGTCGGTTGAAGCATCACAACCGTTTCACCATAAGGAAAACTGGTCATATCATATCTCCCACAAAGGGCCAGCGTAGCCGTTAATATCAGATCCGCACGAACAGCCGACACCCCACACCGTGGAACACACCTCAGAATGATTCACGCTACTCCTCATGGTCGGTGTAATAGTGAACGCTTTACCAGCCCCACCATCACCCTCACACAGCTTCTTCAACGCAGCAATCTCGGAAGGCCACAACAAGTTCGTAGGCGTAGTAGACCGTGTCGTCTGGGCGAAAGGACCCGCAGACTCATACTGCACCTGACCAGAAACGCCAGTATCATTCCAGCGCAACAAAGCCCTGCGCAGGATCGCCTTAGCGGCATCCTTGTATTTGAAATCCGGTTTAGCGATACAGGGGGCGACACTGACAGCCACAGCCTCCACATCGGCAATCATCGCCTCAAGCTTCTCTCTAGGAATATCGGCGAAAGGCTCAATATCCTCAGGCTTCAAAATGATACCCATCAACACCACCCCCTGCACACAGCATGAACATTATCGCAACAAATGAATCAGTTACCGGCCGGCGGATTAGGCTTCGGGGCAGCCTTCTCCTTCACAACAGCAAACGAATCAAGCGACTCGATAGCCACATACAGCACAGCCTCGGCACGAACCATAACCTCATTATGGCCCTTCAGGTCACGCCCCGTCTGATCCGGGTCACCATACTCGATAAGCTCGATCGGGAAGTTACGCTGGAAACCCCAATGAACACGCGAGAAATCACCCACAATAGCCTTAACACCAGAGGCAGGCGACATCTCCGGGGCACCCGAAACAGTCGAAGAAGCACCAACATTCAGGCCACGCCAATTATCCAAACCGGCGAACCCGGCGGCAGGATACATCGGCTGACCGGCAAGCGGAGACCCCTTCGGATACACCTCAGTAGACAGGGCAAACGAGAACGCCGGATCCAAAGCAACACCGTTAGGAACCTGCAAACCAGCACCAGCAATCAAGCCGACAGCCTTGACCAGATCGGTCGTGGCAGAATCCGTGGCATCAACAATATTCTTCGTCTTATCCAGCGAAGACTTGACAGCCGCAGCAGGCTTACCCGTAGCCGGATCAACACCATGGAAAGCAATCAGATCAACAGCGCGACCAATAGAAGCACCCAGAGCCGGAGAAATCAGATCCTGCAAAACACCCAGACGGTAATCAGCATCAGCCCACATAAACTCGTCCGAGACACGCTGCTGAGTCACAACCTTGATAGGCTGCGCAGTAAACGCCGAAACATCAACCGAAGCAGACGGCTTAACCTCACCCTCACCAACAATCTTGGCGCGAGGAACACCACTAAACACGGCACCCTTCACCGGGCCGAAAATAGTCGGCTGCTCCGGCGAAAGCTTCGCCAAAACACCAGAATCGATAGCACGGTCACGAACCGCACCAATCATAGAACCAGGAAGCTCAAGCTTCCCTGCAGAAAGAAAATCGTCAGCCATCACAAATCATCTCCTAGAATTATTGACAAGAGCATCCACAAACGCGACACCCTCACGTCGTTTAACATCATCAACGGGGGCACTCCCCGCAAGACGGCGCACACCCGCGCCACCACTACTATGGTCGATCAAACCCTTCAAAGCTTTCGCAGACTCGGCAAGCGACTCCTTATCGCCACCCGATAAGAAAGCGATCGCATCACTGGACAAACCATACTCTGAAGCCACCTCGCGCTTCACACCCTCAAGAACAAACCCGTTGATCCTGTCTTCGAGTTCCTCATTCTTGCGGCGAAGCTCATCAATAGTAGATCCAGAATCGTCACTCGATGTACGAAGCTTCTCCAACTCGGCGAAATTACTTTTAGCACGAGACTCCCACTTACGAGCCTCAGCCTTCCAATCCGTACCAGAAGAAGACTCCTCCTTCACGGAAACATCACCGGCATGATCATCGCCGGCAGCCTGCCCATCCTTCACAACATCAACAATGTCTCCACCCTTTCCGGGCTCAACAACATCATTGTCAACATTCTGTTCCTCAACATTCTGATCGGCCATAGCCTAACCCTACACTCCTTGCGGAAAACAACACAACATTGTTGACCCCCGTGCGGGAGACAACCCTATGCACCGATAACCGGCGGCACACAACCGGAAACCACATCAAATTATCTCATGCCGCCAACAGTACGCATAGCCTTCAAAATATTGCCAGGCGACTGCTGCAACCCATGATCATCAACCCACTCACGGGCCTTCTCATACGTCCTCTGATACTCGGCATCAGCCCTATTTGGTTCCCAAGGGCCAACAACCTCAACCACCGTACAACCACAATGATCATGATACTTCGAACCAAACGGACGCTTACCACCACGCTTATGACGCCGAGTATGACCAGTCGTGAGCGCCCTTTCTTTGGTCGTATAATCCGACCTCGTAGCCAACATGGCACAAAAAGCACACGGATCCCCATCAGTCACCCTGCGCCACGACCTACCCTGCGCACCCGCAGACCACTCAACCGTGTCACGGCCAGCATTCATAACAGCCCGATTAACACCCGCCGCCATAGCATCAATAGTATCATTCGCCCTATCCGGGTCACTCTCAAGAATCTTCATAGTCGAAAACGACCTCGCCAACGCGGCGGCAGCATCAAACTCGTCATACACGATCAAACCAGGATCCACACCATTCAACCGGCGAAAATCCGACACAAACCTGGCAGCCAACGATGCCGAACCATCATGGCCGGCACGCTCCAACTCCACACACAAACGCACATACTGCGCATCTGTCATCTTCCCGGAATGCCACAAACGACCAAGCTCAGAATAATACCCAGCGTATTTCCCGGCAAACCTGACCGCCTCACGCTGATACTCAGTGGCAGCCATCCGCGACGCAACACCCGAAGCCATCGCCTATCATACCTCGTTAGTTTGACGCGATATAGCCCCAGCCAGTGCCGCCAACGGATCCGCAGATTCGGCACGATGACGCATCACAGCCTCAACCTGCACATCATCAAGCCCCAACATCTCCAACACCGTCCGAGAATCGGCCGGCAAAATACCGGCACCAACAAGCTTCGTCACAGCATCAGCCGTAGCCGCCCGGGTAGGCGTTGAAGCATCACGCCACCTCAAACCCACATCACCAAAAAAATCGGCCTCATCAACACGAGAATCCAACGCCTTGGCAGCCAGGAAACCAACCGACAGCCAGCCCTGACCAAACGACGTCTGCCTGCGCTCAGCACGCTTCACAAGCCGAGACTCCTCAGCCGCCAAAGCCTCACCCGAAGGCGGATTAGACGTGATAAACCCGAAATAGCGTTCCGGAACCGCAGCCTCCCCAGCCGTCAACTGCGCCAACAGCCGCATCTGATCCGAATACGGTGTAGGACTATTGACAGGAAACGACCCCACATTCGGGGTATCACCGTCATCATCCTTATCCACAGCCCACACAGAAGCCATCGACAGGACCCAGCCAGGCTGCGAAAACTCGTCAGCCGACACACCAGTCACCCAACGCTGAGGATACGCATAAAAATCACGATTCACAGACTGGCCCAACAGTGTGCGCACAGCCTCATCAGTGTAGGCACGAATAGACCTCGTAATCTCCGAACGGCCATCAATACGAGACGTGCGCCTGCGATTCACAATCGGCACCAACGGAACCGCACCCAACACATTCACGATACGGCCCGTCTCAACCCACTCACGAGACCCGCGCCGCTCAACCTGAACAATCACATCAGGAAGCAACAACTCTGCCTCAACAACCTCAGGATCACACGTCTGCTGCACCACCAAACCAGCATCCAAACGAGACCCGTCAGCAGAAAACCGGCCAGTACAATTCTTTGGTGACTGTGGACGAACCGACACCGACCCATCATCTTGGGGGATAACAGCCACAAACGACAACCCAAAAATCAGCGCATCCAAATGCACATCACACGACGCCGTAGCAAGCCGATTCGCAGCATACACACCATCCAGGCCGTAGCCGTCACCATTAGTCCAGCCAAGCCAATCCAGACGCTCCTCCAAAGCATCCACGGCTATACCAGGCCACGACACCACCGTCTGCACACGCTGCAACTCCGGAGGAATAGCCACCCCCAAATCACGCACCCGATTAGAGCCCTCATAGTAGCCCTCAATGCGACAATGCCACGAAGACAACCTTTGAATACGATCAAACATGCCCTCAATCAGAGCCAACTCGTCCACGTTCATACCACAGACACCCGCTTCCTACCAGACCGTTCACGCCGCTTCGCTTTCGCCATCTTCGCACCAAGATACGCCAACGACACAGCCTCCAAAGGAACCTCAGAACCATCCTTAAACGAGGAACCCCAACCCCACGCAGACCCCTTACGCTTCTGCACAGCCGACCTCACAGCAATATCCAACATGTCACGGCGAGAATCAGCACGAGGATGAGAAACATTCCCAGACCTTACACCTTCCAGGAAGGCTTGACACGCCTCCACATACACCCCAGTATCAGCAACCACCACGCCACGGCCCGGAACACCACGATCCGTCAACGCCTTCTGCAACAACACCGCACCAGACCCGGCAACCACAATCCGCTCCGTGTCACCCCAACGCAACGCCAACCAGTCAGCCAACCGGCCCACACCATCAACAATCGTCCCCGACAGCCCATCAATAACCTCAACATGAACCCCAGCATCAGTCCGGCCGGCACCCGCCAAAGCAACCCGATCCCCAGAACGAGAAAACGAGACACCAAACACCTTCCCGCCAACCAGACTCGCCTCACCCACAGCAGACTGAGCCCACTTATCCGCCGGTATCACAGACGAAGCAGACTGGCCACGATCCCACCAGCCAAGCCGCTCCCGAGCAAACCCGGCAGCAGACATCGACTCATGCTCATCCGAGACTGTCCCAAAATTCAGGCGACGACCCAGCGCAGGATTCGTATCCCCCGCCAACTTCCGCCACTGCCGCGACACATCATCCGGATCAGACTCGTCAGGAATCGAAAACTCCGTCCACGCAAACCTTCTACCACCCGACAAAGCCTGCCCACGCAAACGCAACACAACCGAACCGTCCGCTAGCGGCCCCGGCGGCGTACCAAGAAAAATCTGCTGAGGATCACCCGACGGGGCAGCGCTTACTGTAGGAAGCAAAGCCTCCAACTGCTCATCCGACAACTCCTGAGCCTCATCACACACCAAATCATCAACCGTAAACCCGCGAGCCGAACCCCGGCTACGGGCCACAAACTCAACCGAACCCCAACCCGGACAACCACACTTCTTCTCAAAAGTGGCACAATCCGGATGATGCAACACAATAGCCTCCTGACCATTCGTCGCACGAATCGACTTCACCATACGATACAAGTCAGGAAACTGCCGCTCATTCTCAAAAAACGAACGCAACCGCATAAACGCCTTACGAGCCGACTTCAACTCGTGAGCCGTATGCAAAATACGGCGACCCTGAATAGTCGCCTTAAACAACTCCACAATCTCCAAAATAGCATTCTTGCCATTCTGGCGAGGCACAAACACCCCACACACACCCGAAGCAAGCCTGCCATTACCACCGACAGCAAGCCAATCATCCAACACCTGCTGCTGCCACGGATCAGGCGTCAACCCGTAAGCCCTACCAAGCTCACCCGCATCACCGCCAGCAGACACCGAATACGCTGCAGCCACACGGTGACGAGGAACCTGAGACCCAACAACACCAGACACCTAATCAGGCCCCCTTGCGCTTCCTATACCGGTCAATCATCGCCACCGCAGAACCCCCACCACGGCCACCAGACGCCACATCAACCGAATACCGATCCAACATACCCATAAAAGCCTTCACATGAGCACGAAGCGAAGCCACCAAATCCGCGCGACCCTCACGCCACACACAATCATGAATCACCGCAGCATCCATGAGAAACAGCCACTCCTCATCAGACACAAACCCGGCACGCGGATCCTCACCCCACACACGCCACCAACGACGCGTCTCCCCACACCAATCACGACTATCAGGAAGCTCAGGCTGCACAACACTCACCACCAACACAAAAAGTCGACAAACAGACAAATCCACAAAAGGGAGGTATTTCACT